GTGTTGTCATATCTTGTAATGACATTGTAAATTGCTCAGTTGTTGTTGGAGGTGAGATTCTTATTGTATAGCTATTCGTGCTACCTGATATAAATGTAAGCATTATCTAGTATTAGTTTAGTATTATCTCTTATTTAACACTCAATAAATCAAATGTGGTTATAGTATGGGCATAATAAAAGCATATCCTTTATTTTACAAAGAATATGCTTCAATATATATTTCAATTCCTCAGCGATTAAGCTGCAGAACCTGAAACGACTGATGGTTTTACTGTCAATGCAGCAGAACCAAATGGGTTAGATTGAGTCGAGCCTGTAATAAATGCAGCTGGTAACTTTTCTAAACCTGTAAGAGTAACAGAATAACCATAAAGGTCACCCATTCCTGCTCCAGTTTGGATTGTTCCTGCTGTTAAATCACAACCTTGCGTAATACCTGCTACTAATGCATCTCCGTTATTAGTCCAAACGATAGCAACCGGGCGCCCATATGCTAATGTCTTGAGTTGAACTGTCATCTCCGGTGTCAATTTCTTTAAGTTAAGAGTTAATTCTTGTGAAAAGAATGTAGTTCCGTTTTCTCTTGAAGAATTGACAGTCTCCGTATATGCTGACGTTCCTTTAAGAGAATAGTAATATACTATACTTCCTGATGGAAAACCAGTAACTTCATTTGTAGTTGTATTAAGCGTAAAGTTTGGCGTGTAAGACCCAGTCGAAGTAGAAGGATAGTTGAAGAAGTAAACTCCTTGCAAACCACCAACGCTTTCTTTACAAACTTCCTGTCTTCCTAATGATAAATCGCATGCCATAATATTTTATGTTTAATTTGGTTTGTTATTAAAAAGGGTGAGTTTTGTTTCTAAGCTACTCCCCACCCTTTAATTATTTCTTTAGAATGCTCCGTAGTATACGATATCTTGGCCAATTCCGAATTGTGTTCCTGCGGTATATCGAGCCACCAGACGGAAATTTTGACTTCCATCTATATCACTCATATCTAGCACCTTAACTTCCTGGTAATCACTTAATAAACCTGTTCCGAAGAATAAGTTAGATTTTTGTGCTGCAACAATTTTATTGTTACTCATACCTGGACACATTACGATTTCAATACCCTGGAAGTTAAATGGCTTCTCTGACACGTTCATTTGTGTATTGAAACCAGATTGGTTAGCATTACCACCTAAAGCAGTTTGATAAGCCTTTGCTACGTTTGTTGAAACATAGATAACTAAATCTTCTTTACCAAATACTGTGTTAGGAATTGTATCATATACGTTACCAATTTTGTTGATTACGTTTAATGCTGTAATTGAACCTGAGTCAATAGCTGAACCAGTTCTTGCTGCTAATACTGCAGTTCCTGCTAATGAAGAACTTGCTGCGATTGAAGCAGAGAAACGAGCTTCAAAACCTGCGAAATTTCCGTTTGTTGATTCACCAGTTGCTAAAGGAACTAATGGTCCTTGCCAAATAGATGTTTCAGTTGAAGCGGCCACCTGAGCTAAAACTTGGCCGATGAGGAAATCATTGAATGTCTTAGGGATAGTATCAAAAGCACTATATCCTAATTGTAATGCTTGCCATGATGCTACAAAGTTCTGCTTACATAAAGATAAGTTAACTTGTAATTCTTTTGGAGTGATTACTTGTTCTGTTAATTCTACACTACCTGATGTTACGAAATCACAACTAGCATCTTGTACGATACCTGATTGTGCTACTTTTTGGATTACCTCTTTGTATTTCACATTAGGCATGATTGTTACTAACTTTTTATCTAGCGTATTTGCTGATAGTAATGCGCTTGCAATATAAAGTCCCGCAAATTCACCTTTGTAAGTTGTCGCGGTGATTGTTGGTTCAGCGAATTTCTGAACTCTGTTGTTTGTTGAATTGTTCATTTGTTTTTTTTTTGAATGAGTTAATGAATATTTTTTATCTGTATAATTTTTCGTATATACTAGATTCTGTATTTTTTATTTTTTGACCGAAATTCGGTTTAGTTTCTGCTGTTGAAAATTTTATTGAATCATCAAGAGGTGCACCATCTAATTTAGGAAGGTCTTCTTCTTCTAATTCGGTTTCCTTTTCCTCTTTTGGTTTCATAGCTTCTTCCATCTTTTGCATCTTCTTTTCCATCTCTTCAATACGATAAGCTAATTCATCTACTTTCTTATTCATATCTACTTCCTCTTTAGGTGCCTCTTCCATTGGTTCTTCCTCTGTTGGTTCTACCTCAACAGAAACCTCTGCTGCTTGTATTTCTACATTTTCTCTTTCTTCGATTTTACCGTCTTTAGTAATTACTTTAATTAGGTTTTCATTACCTGACTCATCTTTCAAAGATAATTCATGTGTTCCATCAGGTGCTGGTGTTTTACTTCCATCCTCTGATACTACAAATAATTCCTCACCTACATCAAATGTTTTTGACTCTACTATTGTTCCGTCCTTTAATTTCGCGTAAGTTAATTCCACTTCGGTTTCACTAAACGAAATCATAGAAGCTATTTTACTTAATACATTTTTTGCATTCATAATATATGGTTTTATTATTTAACAATACAAAAATCAAATGTTGTTAAAAATCCATTCTTTTACGGGATTTATTTCTGAATTATTACTTAAAAGATTGATTATTTTCTGATTTACTAACTCTGGATGAACCCACCAGTCCTCAAAACTATCCCATTTATTCACTGCAACATCATTTACTACCAATTGGTATCCAAATGAACGAAGGTATTCTCTACTCTTTTCTTTTACACTATCATCAACATAATAATCATGCTCAAAGGTTATGACTCTAAACTTTTGTTTCCAAAAGGGTATTTTTAAAAGAACTTCATAACTAATTCGTGCAGGGTCTACATCTATTTGTAAGTAATCAGTAATCCCTTTCCCCTCCCATATAGGCATGACATCCCAATCCGTTTGGGTTGCATCTAAACAATATGGATTAGTTTTTCGTTCTTTCCAATTGGTTACTACATTAGGGTCTATATCAATACTCACACCCTCCCATCCCCATTCCTCTAATAACTTTGTATTGTTACCATAGGTAGGATGTGCACAACCTATTTCAATCCAACTACCACACTCTTTACCATTCAGTGCCATTAGAACAAATAAGTCCTGATAGCATTGTGAGTAATTCCTTTCTATGGAATGTGCACCATCAAATTTATATCTTAATTTTGGATAATCCCTTTTCGTATATTCCATAGGTGGGACCCAATTATTGGAAAGATTATTTAAGTTATTTTGTATTGCCTGTTTGTGTATCGCATCTACTTTATTATTACGATTTAATTTACGGAAGATTGCTAAACTCTCATCGAATATACCTATCCACCATCCACATACTCCCTTTTGAAACTCAAACGCCCATTTTCCTGGATATTCTAAATTCGTAATCGTATTACCTTCTTCAAAATCAAATTCCATTCCAACACAACCTGCAGTATATCCCTCTTGCCATTCTCTATTTCTTTCGTGTGCTCTTGCTAATAAAAACCAACCTTCTCCTCTCTTTGGTAAAAGTGAAATCCCTCTTTGTAATAAACCTTTAATCATAAACCATCTATTACCTTGCTTTTCAAAACATAGTGCCATTCTTAAAAGTGCCTCGTATTGTAATTCAATATCATTACCAAACTCTGTTGCTCTTAAATAAAATCCACATGCAGAAGCAGTTTGACCCATCTTTTCATATTCCCATCCTAACTTAAAGTTGATAAGTGGGTTGCGGGTATCGTTGATATAATCTTTTAATAATTTATTTAACTCCATATAAGGGATTCGATTTGTGATTGAGGGACTTTAAGTATGAATGCTGCATTGTCCTGAAATGCAAAGGAGATTAGCATATTCCCATTATGAAATCCTAATCCACAGCAAAACTCTATCTCACCATCCATAAAACTAAATTCAGTTGATACATGCTGGATATTCCAATCCCTATCCCATACTACGAATTTGTGAGTGTATTTTGCATTCCTTTGGTCAATCTTATTTTTCCAAAGTTTAGTTTCGTGTATAATACAAATACGATACTCACCATATGGAACGACTTGACTACTACCTCTCATATTTTGAAACTCACCTACACCTCCTTTGACTACCACTTGTTCGGATTGTAAAGTTTGGATATTCGCCCTAACTACCTCTGTTGGATTTGCCCACTTCACATAATGAAATGGAAGGTCTTGTACTGGCATCCAATTCTTTTCACAATAACTTTCTGTATCAATCGGTGCTTGGATTCTATATCTATCGGTTTCTTTCCATCCCTTATCTAATTTAGATAATTCCATTCTACCCTGTCCGTTGGGTGTGGTATCTCTACGCACGCCGGTAATCCATAAATCACCATCCCATCTTACTAATCTTCCATCTTCTAAACCATAGAACTCCCACATAGGTTCTACATCACATTTAGACGTATCTAGTTTCGTATATCTTTTAATTGCGAGAGTATCACTCAACTCTAATCCAAAGTTGATAGTCTTCAATTTAATATCGTTCTCCGGGTTAAGATATGCAAGAGGTCCATGTCTATTACCAAAGACCTGTTCACCCTCACAATGCATGAGTGTATAATTTACGTGTCTTAAATTGCATAAAATCTTCTTCCCATCAATAAAGATAGAAGGATTCATAAGACCAGTTCCGTTTGTAAGATTTGAGGGAATGATTAGTGGAATAATTTCACCACCATTATCTATAACCTGCTTAGTTAGATTTTGTATTGCCATTTAGTATTTAACACTATAAAAAAATAAAAGTATTAAATTATAAACATGCACCTTCACATGATATAAATGCATTGAAATATATTGTAGTTCCAACATCACCTGCTTGAACTGTGTAGTTTGATGTGAAAAGGGAAGCTGTAGTATTATCACCACAATCTTCTTCACTAATGATACCTGATGTGGATACATTTGCGTAGTTATCACCACCAGTGCATTGATTCATATTCAAATCCATAGCAATTGTATCTCCTTGATTAACTGTGTAGTTTCCATTTGATGTATTACTTCTAGTTTCAACGATACTGCCATTAACATATAAATCCATTACACCAACTCCTCCACCCGTTATACTTAAACTCCATGCTAATGTTGCTGTTGCTGGTGGGGCACCTCCTCCTTCTACTCTACATTTAATCATAATATTAATTTTATTAAGGACATATTCCGTAAATTACAAAATAGATATTCGAACCTGAATTAGCGTTATACACATATGAATAACTACTTGAATAATTCATGCCCGTTGTAAGTGTGCTATCAGTCATTAT